CAATCGCGTTGGCTTTGCGAACGAAAGATAGGCAATAAGCCCCATCCGAATTAACGGCTGTGGCTTATCTTTTTACGCACGCATGAGATAATCGGCAGTGATCGCGCTGGCCCCGCAATCCAACACACTGCCGATGAAAACCAAGCAGAGCGCTAAGGGCGTCGCTCATGGCAACGACACCACCCAACTGGTGTATCAAGCCGTGTGCGACTTGCACACCGTTGGCCGCCCAGCATCCAGGGATACCGTTCAAGAAATGACCGGACTAAAGCTGACCATCATTGATGATCGGCTTAAATACCTGGTTGATGGCGCGCAGTCCCTGATCCGAATTTCACGAGGCCACTACGAGCCATCACACGAATTCCCGGAGGCGCGTGTTCCGACCTTGAGCACGCTACAAGACGGGAGCGTGAAGCTGGAAATTGGCGACGACATGCTGCTTCTGACCCCCAAGGAAGCCCGCATGACCGCGAGCATGATGTCAGGATTGGCAGAGACGGCGTTGGCGATCATGGTCACTCGACCACTGCATGTGCAAAACGCCGAGCTGGCCAGCAAGATCGACAAGCTGGAGCGGAAGTTGGCAGCCATGCAGGCCGAAAGGTCTGGCAAGAACCCCGCTCAAATGTCCTTGCCGCACTGCGACCCCGCGTAGGGTTAGGTGCCGAGCGCATTGCCCAGCATCATCGCTGAATGGCAACTTCCCCACAATTCGACCAAGCCTCACGCAAGGCTGCGCCAGCAAAGAAGGCGACTAAGGCCAAGAGCGCAGCCGTACCCGCAAAGCCCAAGAAGCAGGCCGCGACTGGTCGACCGTCAAGCTACCGCGCCGAGTATGCAGAGTGGGCTGAGAAGCTGACCAAGTTGGGTGCCACGGATAAAGAGCTGGCTGACTCGTTCGACGTTGTAGAGGCAACGATCAACAATTGGAAGCTTGCTCACCCCGAATTTCTGGAGTCCATAAAAAGGGGCAAGGCCATTGCCGATGCTGAAGTGGCCAGCAAGCTGTTCCACCGGGCCACCGGATACGAGCACCCAGAGGACGACATCAAGAGCGTGATGGGTGAAATCGTCATCACGCCGACCATCAAGCATTACCCGCCAGACACCACGGCGGCGATCTTTTGGCTGAAGAACCGCAGGCCTGACTTGTGGCGCGACAAGGTGGAGCAGGAGCACAGCGGCCCTGGCGGCGGCGCCATTGCTGTTCACTCGACGGTCACGCTGGTGAAGCCGCCAGAGTATCCGGAGGACTGACGGCGTGAGCTTGCGCATTGCCTTCCAGATCCCTGAGAAGCTATCAGGCCTGTACACGCCCAAGCGCTACAAGGTCATGCACGGCGGCCGAGGCGGCGGCAAGTCTCACAGCGTGGCGCGCGTCCTGCTGGACATGGCTGCACGCAAGCCGCTGCGCATTCTGTGCGCGCGCGAGATTCAGAAGTCCATGCGGGACTCGGTGCACCGTCTGCTGAAAGACTGTGTGGTGGCCCTGGGCCTTGAAAGCCACTTCGAGGTGCTGGACACGGAGATTCGCGGGCGCAATGGCTCGCTGTTCCTGTTCACCGGCCTGCTGTCGCACACGGTTGACTCGATCAAGTCGTTCGAAGGCGTGGACGTTGTTTGGATCGAGGAAGCGCAAGGCATCAGCAAGAAGTCGCTGGATGTGCTGATTCCGACGATCCGCAAGGATGGCTCTGAAATCTGGCTGACGCTGAACCCGGACATGGAAACCGACGAGGTGTATCAGCGCTTCATTGCCGTGCCGCGTGATGACACCTGGTGCGTGGCGGTCAACTGGCGCGACAACCCGTGGTTCCCCCGCGTGCTGCAAGACGAGCGCCTGCAAGCCAAGCGCAGCATGGCCAAGGACGACTACGAGCACATCTGGGAAGGCAAAGCGCGCACCGTGGCCGCTGGCGCCATCTACCGACACGAAGTGCAGGACATGCTGGCGGATGGTCGCGTGTGCAATGTGCCGTATGACCCATCGTTGCCTGTGCACACGGTCTGGGACCTGGGTTGGAACGACGCCATGACCATTTCCATGGTGCAGGTTGGCCCCTTCGACGTTCGCGTGATCGACTACATCGAGGACAGCCACCGCAAGCTGGACTGGTACGTGGGCGAGCTGGAGAAGCGACCGTATCGCTGGGGCACGGACTACCTGCCGCACGACGGCGACACGAAGAACTTCCAGACCGGCGCAAGCACGAAGGAGCAGCTTCAAGGCATGGGCCGGCGTGTGCGCGTGCTGACGCGCATGGGCGTGGAAGAAGGCATCAAGCTGGCCCGCACCATGTTCCCCAAGGCCTATTTCGACAAGACCCGCACGGCCAGGCTGCAAGAGTGCTTGAAGCGCTACGCGCGCCAGATCCACCAAACCACGCACGAGCCCATGGGTCCACTGCATGACGAGTACAGCCACGGCGCCGACAACTTCCGATACATCGCCATGTCGCACGAGCTGATGCGCCAGGAGCGCGATGAACCGAGCTATCAAGAGGCCGACGAGCCCGACTGGCAACTGTGAGCACCAGCATGTTTGAAGAACACACTTACGACGAGATCCAGGACGGCGCAAACGCACCGCTGACGCCGGGCGAAATGGCAGCCATCGTGCGCGAGGCGATCAATCAGCCGCCGTGGCGCGCCCAGGCTGACCACGAAGCGGACTATGCGGACGGCAATCAGCTATCGAGCGAGCTGCTGCGCAAGATGAAAGAGCGCGGGATTCCGCCTGCCAAGGAAAACATCATCGGCCCGGCGATCAGGGCAGTCTGCGGCTACGAGGCCAAGACGCGCACAGACTGGCGCGTGACGCCGGATGGCGACCCGCAAGGGCAAGACGTGGCCGACGCGCTGAACTTCAGACTGAATCAGGCCGAGCGCCACAGCGGCGCCGACGACGCGCTGTCGGATGCCTTCAAGCCTGGCGCTGGCGTGGGCGCTGGCTGGGTGGAAGTGACGCGCGCACCGACCAGCACGCAGTTCCCGTACAAGTGCCGCGCGGTGCACCGGAACGAAATCTGGTGGGACATGACAGCGCGGGAATACGACCTGAGCGATGCGCGCTGGCTGTACCGCCGCCGCTGGGTTGACCGCACGCGCGCCGCGCTCATGTTCCCCAAGCACGCCGACTGGCTGCGCGACTATGCGGGAAGCCTGACAGATGACGTGGGCAGCTACGCCGGCCGCATGCTGGACGGCGGCCAGAGCACAGGCTTGCGGGCTGCCATGGACGCCGAGCGTGCGTGGACCAGCGTGGAGGACCACTGGTACAACGACGAGAACCGATCGGTCTGCGTGACGGAGGTCTGGTATCGCCGCTACGTGCCCATCATCATGCTGCGCCTGAGTGATGGCCGCGCCGTCGAATTCGACGAAGACAACGAGCTGCACCACGCCGCACTGGCCATGGGACGCGGCAAGCTGTACGAGGAAGTGCAGCCCAAGGTGCGCTTCGGCTACTGGGTGGGCCCGCACCGGCTGCACGACGATGTGACGCCGTACCCGCATGACTCATTCCCCTACGTGCCCATGTTTGGCTACAAAGAGGACATGACCGGCGTTCCCTATGGGCTGGTGAGGGACATGCTTTTCCCGCAGGACAACCTGAACAGCACCATTGCCAAGCTGCGCTGGTCGATCAACAGCCGCCGCACGGTGCGAACCAAGGGTGCTGTGGCGATGACGGACGAGCAATTCCGCCGCACGATTGCCAGGCCCGATGCAGACGTGGTGCTGGACGCCAAGCACTTCAGCGAGAACCCAGGCGCGAAGTTCGAGGTGCAGCCCGAGGGCCAACTGAACAGCCAGCAGTTCCAGTTGATGGACGACTCGCGCCGATCCATTGAGCGTGTCGGCGGCGTGTCGGCGGCCTTCACCGGCCAGCAGGGCACGGCCACCAGCGGCCTGCAAGAGCAGACCCAGCTTGAGCAATCGCAAGTGGCCATCGCTGACTTGATGGACAACTTCGCCAAGACGCGCCGCAAGGTGGGCGAACTGCTGCTGGCCATGCTCATCGAGGACATGGGCAAGACCGAGCAGGCCATCGTGATCGAGGGCGACACGATCAGCCCAACGCGAACGGTGGTGGTGAACAAGCCTGAAGCCGACCCGCTGACCGGCATGGCCTACATGAGCAACGACATTCAGCGCACGCGCTTGCTGGTGGCGATGGAGGACGTGCCCAGCACGAGCAGCTTCCGCGCCCAGCAACTGAGCGCGATGTCGGAGGCGGTAAAGGCACTGCCGGCTGAACTGCAGCGCGTGGCCTTGCCCTTCATGGTCAATCTCATGGATCTGCCGCACAAGCGCGAGCTGGTCGACGCGATCAAGGCCGCGTCGGAGCAGC